TCATTCAGGTCACAATATCTCATAAACTTACGCTCCCAGAGAGAGCGGTAAATGATATTGGTTGGGTCACCTTTGTATTTCTTTGGATTGGAAGGTTGATATTTCCCCTTATATGCCATCTAAATACTTAATAATGTAAGTCGTATAAGGTATTTAGAGTGGTAAGACCCCGCAGAATATCTGATTTCAAACCAACACTAACTAACCTAGCACAAACATCACACTATCAAGTGATCTTTGCTGGTCTACCAACATCCTTGAGGCAGCACCTCAATGTTCGTGGAGTTGGATATCGTTTTATCACAGAAACTTCTGGTCTTCTTTGCTATTCTGCTGTGCTTCCTGGTAGCAGGCTTGCAACAGCAGATATTGTTGGAAACTATATGGGTGTGTCTGAAAAGATGGCACACACCAGACTCTTCACTCAGATCCAACTAGAATTTTATGTTGACGATGAATATAAGTCACTGAAATTCTTAGACCACTGGATGGAATTTATTGGTAATGGTTCTGGTCAGAGTCAAGGTGATTCTGGATATTATTACAGAATGGAATATCCAGATGAATACAAATCAAATCAAACTAGAATTATTAAATTTGACAGAGACTATAAAGAAGAGATAGAATATACTTTCTATGGTATGTTCCCTATTGACTTATCTTCAACAACAGTAAAGTATGAAAACTCTGAGATATTGAAAGCAACTGCCACTTTCAGTTTCGACAGATACATTGCTGGTAAGTTTGATAGTTATTCTATTCATAGAGGAACTGATAACAATAAAGATACTGGCAGTCTGTGGGAAAAAAATAGAGATTCTATTGATGCCGAAACTAATGTAACTCCTTTCAATGAAAATGCATGGAATGGAGAATCTAGGGAATACAGAGGATCTATTCCCGGATATGATCCGAATAATCCAGAGTTTAATACTGGTGTTGGTAGAAAGAAATTAGGATTCTAGATACAGTAATAAATATCATTATCTGAACTTTTTGGGTCGTTATGCCTTTACCAAAGATCTCTACACCAACATATGAGTTGGAACTACCTTCGACTGGAAAGAAGATTAAGTATAGACCATTTCTAGTCAAAGAAGAAAAAATCCTCATCATCGCTATGGAGAGTGAAGATGAGAAACAAATCACGAGTGCTATCAAAGATGTAATCACCAGTTGCATTATTACTCGTGGTGTTAAGGTAGAACAACTATCAACATTTGATATTGAGTATCTCTTCCTCAATATTAGAGGAAAGTCTGTTGGAGAAGATGTTGAAGTAATGGTTACTTGTCCTGATGATGGAGTAACTAAAGTTCCAACAGTCATTAACCTTGATGACATTAAAGTCTGCAGAGATAAGAAGCATAGTAGAGATATCAAACTAGATGATGATCTGGTTCTTCGTATGAAATATCCTTCTCTTGATGAGTTTATCAAGAACAACTTCAGTGGAGAAGAGATTAGCGTTGATAATACTTTTGATCTGATTGCATCTTGTGTTGAGCAAGTTTATTCTGAAGAAGAGTCTTGGGCTGCATCTGACTGCACAAAGAAAGAACTGAAACAATTCTTGGAGCAGTTGAGTTCAAGACAGTTCAAAGAAATTGAAACTTTCTTCGAGACAATGCCCAAGTTGTCACATACAGTTACTGTGAAAAACCCTAATACTGGCGTTGAGAATGAAATTCTTCTGGAGGGTCTGACTGCTTTTTTCGGGTGAGTATGGCTCATGAAGATCTTGAGTCATACTTCAAAGTAAATTTTGCCTTGATGCAGCATCATAAATACTCTTTGACAGAACTTGAAAATATGATACCTTGGGAGAGAGAAGTTTATCTTACTCTCCTCCAACAATACATTGAAGAAGAGAATTTAAAACAGAGACAATCAGAACTAAATGGCTGAGCCAATAAGAGGTAGAGTATCACCATATACCTTTTTAGGTCGCTTTCAACCGCAGCAGCAACAGCAGCAAGTTGAGAACGCCGAAACTAATATTGCGCTCAGAAGAAATCAGTTTGCTATTGCTAATGTAAACAGTTCTCTCGTTAGAATATCTGAGCAGATCAATGTTCTCTCAGCATCTTTGCAGGGTATCAGCACTCAGATTAAAGAAACATCTACTTTAGAGACTTTAAAAGAACAGCAGAAAGCAAGACAGGAAAAGGTATTAGCAGAGCAACAGATTAGAGAAGGTAAAGAGAGTCAGATAGAAAGAAAGATACAAGAAGCACTTGTAACACCGATAAAAAAGATAGGAGCAAAAGCACAGGGAACTTTATTCAACTTAACAAGATTCTTCAACATCTTGTTGGGTGGATTCTTACTGAATAGAATACTAGACTCGGTTGCCAAACTATCTAAAGATGGTAAGTTTAGTCTAAAGAATCTTGGTGATGCTATTGTAAAAGATCTTGGTATTGTTGGCGGCATATTCCTTGCCATCAATGGTGGATTTGCACTTGCTCTGAACAGTGTTGTCAGACTAGCGGCTCTGATAACAAAGATTGCAATTAAAGGACTAATATTAGCACCTATTAAATTAGCGTTCGGTGTTGCTAAAACTGTATTAACTACGCTTGCTAATAGTATTCGCAATATTCCTAGAGTTCCTAGGGCACCTGCTCCACCTGCTCCTCCTCGAACGGGTGGTGGTTCTGCTGCTCCTCCTCGAACGGGTGGTGGTGGCGGAGCTGCACCACCAACAGCAGCGCCAAGAGCTCCTCTTGGTGGAGTGGGCAGATCATTAAGAGGATTTTTTGGCAGAACTCTTGGCGGCGCTATACCTGCAGCAGCGTTACAGTTTCTCCTTGGAGGAACTGCTGGTGAGTCTGTCACTGGTGGTCTTGCATTTGCTTTACCATTTGCATTTGGTATGACTGGTCCACTTGGATGGGCTACTGCATTGGCAGCATCTTTTGCGGCAGGTAATGCCTACCAACAGTTTAAACCACAAATAGAACAGGCTCTTCCTGGTGCTGGTTTTACAATGAATGATATATTTGGCATATTCACTTCTAATGCTGGAGGAGATAGAAGTTTAAATGCACAGCAGCAGGGTAGTGATGTTTCTGTTATTGACGCCACAGGTGGTGGAGGTGGTGGTGGAGAGGTACAAGAAGTTCCTTCTGCTTTATCAGATGCAACTTACCTACCACAAATAACAAGTTCAAACCCAAGTAATTTTTATTTGTTATACTCCAAAATACAATACAATGTGGTAGGATAAGATGGCAAATTCTTCTATCGCTTTAGGTTCTTCAATCAATCTTAGAAATATCAACAAGTCTCTATCAGGTCTTTCTGATAGTGTAAGAAGTGCTCGTTCTTCTGCTTCAAATATTACCAAGTCTTTACTAGAAGGTAATAGGGAAAAAAGAAAGTCACTAGCATTATCTGCATCCCTATTTCGTAGGAGAAGAGAAGCAACAATAAGAAAAGATAGAGAAGATATTTTAGAAGCAAGGGGTGTTGGTGGTGCTGTAAAAAGATCTGGTAAAGTCATAATGAACAGCACTAAAGGATTCCTTGGTAGAATAATGGACTTCCTTGGTGTTGTATTGTTAGGTTGGGCAATAAACAATCTACCAAAGATTATTGCCCTTGCTGAAGGACTCATAAAGAGAATGAAGCAATACTTTGCTGTCCTTCAAGATTTTGTTGGTGGAGTGTCACAGACACTTACTGGTTTTACTGAAATGATTGGTGGCATTGCAGTTGATATTGCATCATTTAATTTTTCAAATCTTGGTAAGACTTTTGATGCATCTCTTGACAAAATGCAAACTGGGTTTGATAGAATATTTAATTCTACTCAAAAAGCTATTCGAATGATGACCCTGGATGCGTCATCAATGTTGAAAGAGTTGGGATTTGATGCTAGCAAGTTTAATATTCCAAATTTGATTGAAGATACTCCTTCCACTACAGAAACTGAGACTGGGGGTGGTTCACCTGGAAGTTCACCAACAGCATCTAGGGGACAATATACTGGAAAGGCTGCTAACATTCCACCAGAAGGTAAAGCACTTTTAGATGCTATTGCTGGTTCTGAGTCTGGTGGATATAACTCTAGATACCCATCTAAGACTTTTAGTGGATATGATGATCACCCAAGAATTGATGAAACTATTCTGAGTGGTCCAAACAAAGGACTTACAAGTAATGCTGCTGGTAGATATCAGTTCTTATCTACAACCTGGGATAGATGGAAACCTGGAAATGCATTTACACCAGAGAACCAAGATATTGCAGCATACAACTTAGCAATTGCTGCTTATGGGTATGGTGAGCAAGGACTTCTGAAAGCACTTAAAGAAAATCCTTTAAAGGTGGCAAATAAACTGAGTGGAACATGGACATCTCTTCCTGGTGGAATTGAACCAAACAATGCAACCAATGGGTTTATTTCTAGATATAAGACAAGTGTGGAGAGATATTATAATACACCATCTCCAATATTTAATATGAACAAGCAAGGTCAACAACCTTCTGAACCAGAACCTGAACCTGAAGCAAAACCATCATCAAATACTTTTGATTTTATAAAGAACTTATTTGTAAATCCACCAAATAAAAGTAGTAGTATAACAGGACCAGAAGGGATGGCAGTTGCTTCAGCAAAAAGACAAGTGGTCATCATAAAAACTGGTGGTGGTAATTCTCAAGCACCAAGACCTCAACAAGTTATGGTTGGTGGTAGTGATAGTAATATGTTTGCAAAAACTGAGTTAAATAATACTATGGAGATGATGGACACATACGCACTCAATGCCATAGGATAAATGTCAGCAAGAGACTCTGCAGAATACCAAGAGATTATTATTGAATCTAATGATGGGTCGAAAACAGTAGACCTAAGGTTAGGTGTTGTTGCGTTTAGATATTATGAGGATTTATTCTCACCAACCATAACTGCTAAAATGATAGTGGTTAACACTGGCAGAACAGTTGGTGGTAAAGATGATAAATACGAATCACTTTATAGTGGTCTTCCTATTAGAGGTGGAGAAAGGATATCGGTAAAAATACAACCAGGTGGTGGTGGTCCTCTACTAGATTTTGCATCTAAGGCGCAAGACTATTTTTATGTTTCTAGTGTAAACAATATTATTCGTGAAGGGCAAAGAGAACTGTTTGCGCTAGACTTGGTTTCTAGAGAAGCAATTACTAATGAAACCACAAGAGTTCATAGTAAGTTTGTAAGAGATAAAAGAATAAGTGATCATGCTGTTGATCTTGCCAGAGATTTTTTAAAAACTGATGTTGAGGTAGATGTAACTCAAAACCAATATGGTTTCATCGGCAACTTAAGAAGACCATTTAACATACTTGTCTGGTTAGCATCGAAGTCTGTTCCCGAAAGTGGTATTGCTGGTTTCTTTTTCTACCAGACAAAGAGTGGTTTCAAGTTTAAGTCTATTGACAAACTTATTTCTGATGGGGTTAAAAAACCAAAAGGACCGTATACTTACTATGAAGCACCACAAAGTCCAACAGAAACTGATGACTTTAAAATATTAAACTATGGTATTGAAAAGAATAATGACCTTCTTAAGAAACTAAGACTTGGTACATATTCAAGTTTCTTTGCAGAGTTCAATCCACTAACAAGTGAGTTTTCACTACCACAAAGGGGAAAGTTTTCTTTAAATGACTACACAAACAAAACAATAAACCTTGGTGACAACCCAGAAGTACCAAAGGTAGTGAGTGATGCGGCATTTACTCTTGCTGATATGCCAAGTAGAATTATTTCGTCAGTTGCCAGTGTTGGCACTATTGATGCTGGAATAACAAGAGCACCAAATGGTTCTGGTGCCCTCTATCAAAGACAGGCTCTGATGAGATATAACCTACTGTTTATGCAACAGTTGTCCATGACAGTTCCAGTGAATACAGATCTTGAAGTCGGTGATGTTATCAAATGCAACTTTCCAAGAGTTTCTGCATCTACTGGATATGACCTTGAGCAAAGTGGTCTATATATGATAAAGGAATTATGTCATAGTTTTGATGGAACTCAATCCCTCACTTCTATGAAGTTAATAAGAGATACCTACGGAGAATTCGGTAACGCCTAAGATATGGAAGATTTTTTAATAAAAAATAATTTTTTAGGTAGAGATGGTTTCGTCTGGTGGATAGGTCAGATTGCTCCAGAAGCTTCTTGGAACGAACAAGTAAGTGGTGCTGGATGGGGTAATAGGTATAAGGTTCGCATTATGGGTTATCACCCATATAGCACCGCACAGTTAAAGGATGAAGATCT